GCAGCGGTCTTTATTTCGTCTGCATTAGACCCTAAACCATTGTTTTCTGTTCTGATTCCTAAAAGTAAAGGACTTGTTACCCTGTGTGCTACAATTAGCTTACTTGAACATTCGTTAGAAAGATACTCATAATGCTGTGGTGCATCGTTTAAAGGAATGTCATCAACAGTTGTTTTACTTTCTGCATTGTTGTTGAATGCAATTACTACTTTTTCACCACGTGAGCCTGTTAGCTTACGCATTACATCATTCTTAACTTGTATTTGTTTTTCTTGGTCAGGTACACCGTTATTAAAGTTTACAACCTTTGTACCACTAAAACCATTTTGTACATCGTTAATTAAGTAGTCTGCTACTTCGCTTTCTAATTCAGCGTATGCTAAACCACCTTGATAGTCTACTGGACAGTAATAATCGTAGCCAGAAACATATCTTTTAATAATTTTTATTTCAGGTTCTTTACCGTTACCAAAACCAAAGTTAGCAATACGTTTAGGTTTGTCACTACGCTTGACGTTTGCCCAATCGTGAAAATAATAGTATGCTTCTATTTCACCATCTTTATTACAACGTTCTGCACGTAATGTTTGTCTTGGAAAGTGTTCTGATTTAATTACCCTACCATTTTTGTACAATACTTGAAATGAACCTTCACCTAATAGTTTTAAATCAAGTGTTACTTTACGTAAACAACCATCAGAAAAGATAGACCGCATTGCTGCATATTCATTTGTCTTTCTACTACTATCTAAAGCATCTAAACCTTTACCATAAATCATATTAGTAACACCATTTATAATAGCATTATTAGTTGTTGATTCGGTATAAAGTTTTATAAGGTAAGTGTAGTAGTCGTTATCTTCACCATAGTTTACCCATTCACGGTTCTTATCCTCGCTTATCTGTGGTCTGTTGTATGAAGCTAAATTAACTATGTGTAAGTTATCCATTATACTGTAATAAATTCGTTATCTGAAGCATTGGTTATATACTCACCACTATTTACTGTATAGTGTGGTAAGTCTGTTTGATTAGTACAAAATATTTTATCTTTAAAAATTTCATTTGTACCTGATAGTATTGTAAGCATATAATAAATATCTTGTTTTACAGGAAATACAGCGTTATATCTATTAAAATATAAACTTTGTGATATGCTTGTTGTTGCTTGACTATACACTTCTTTATTTTTAGTTTCATCTTTTATCTTAACTGTGTAAGATGCCCCTGCTGTAAATTGTCTTGGTATAAAATCAATGTTTTGTGCTGAACCGCTTTCTTGTAATACTATCATATATATAACAATAATATTATTTGTTTTTTGTTATTATTAAGCATAAAAAAAGGGCAGCATATAGCCACCCTAATTTATCAAAATAAAACCTTATTAAGAATTTGTACCTTCTGTAATTACAATATCACCAGTCAATCCTGCGTAGTCTGTTACACTAAATGGAAAGTCTACATCACTTGTATCTGAATCCATAAAGTTAGCAGGTAATGTTTCTTGTGCATTTAGTGTTAATGTATAACCTGATAGGTCAGCCATTGCAGCACCAGTAGAAATTGTTCCACCATTTACTTCTGCACCGTGTACAAGACCCATCATAAATACATTACCGTTGTAATCTTCAACAGCAACGTGGGGTCTACCGTAAGCTAAAAGTTTTAGTTCTTTGTTATCTTCTTTACTTAATTTTTTTAAAGTAAGTGTTAAAGTTTGGTCAAAGAAAGTCGTTCCGTTTTCACGTGAAGAAGTAATAGCTTGTTCAAAACTACTATTTCCTTTTAATTCATATTTATAAGCAGTCAAAGAATTTGCGCTTCCGCCTATTGTAGTTCCAGTTAAATTAGAAATTTCATCATCTGTTAAGGTTACAGTTCCTAACCCCCCATAATCAACAAAATATACGTTCTTTAAACCACCTACAACGTCTTTACACGGTTCTTTTCTACCAAGTGTTAATGTACAAGCCATAGTTTTTTATATTAAAAAAGGGTAGGTAGGCACATAATCGGCTTACCCACCCTTTAAGTTAGTTAATTAGTTATTAAGAGTATAGTACTATATCAGAACCGATTCCGTATTGTACACCTGCTGTAAATCTCATTACTACACGAACATTTTGTGAGCCATCAATATCAGCCATATCAATTACTTTAACTTCGTTTTGGTCAGATAAAAGACCAGTTCCAAAGTATAAGTTAGATTTTTCTGCTGCTACCATTGTATTGTCAGCCATTCCATTTGCTACTGCAATAGAAACACCATCAAAAGTTAATGCTTGACCACTAAACCATTGTGTTCCACTATCGTTTGTACCTGCATTTGAAGTTGCTGCTACTGAAAAACCACCCAATGCTCTTACGTATGCCCTTGCAACGTTTTGAGAAACATAGATTGTCATATCTTCAGAAGAATATAGGTTTGAGTTTATTGCATCTACAACTGCTCCTAATTGAGCAATTACGTTTCCTGCATTTACTCCACCACCTACTGCTGCTACATCTACTACATCAGCATCTGCCAACATAAGTTCAGTAAATCCACCAAACTGTCCGTTTGTTGCTGCTGCTCCACTCCAAATAGATTGTTCAGTTCTTTGTGCTACTTTAGATGCTACGTGAGCAATTAAAAAGTCACTAAAAGAAGTTGGTAAACTTTGGTGTGCTGAATATCCCATAGAAATTGCATCCCAGTCATTTTGGAAATCCTTTTTACACAATTGTAAATTTACGGACTGATAGGTTGGTTCAATTGTTCTTTCCGTTAAGGTTAAAGTTGAAGTAGAATCAAAGTCACAAGATGCATCTTTTACGATATCATCAGAAGATACTTTTTTGATTACTTCACGAAATTTAATGTTTGGTTTAACGGTAATTAATCCGTTGTCTAATGTTGTACCACTTAAAAGTGCAGCAGATATGTATTGCCCTGCAAATTCACCTGCATAAGAAGTAGTAATTGAAGTTGTTGTTGCCATTTTATATTTTTTAATTTATTTAATTATTATGCTTCACTTGCCCATACACCATCACCGCCAGTAATATACCAGTCAGTTAGTGATACAGCTTTAAGTGTACACCAGTCACCTTTGTTTGCAGATGCTTTTGTGTTAATCCAGTCTTTGTTATCTACACCACCTGAAGATACTGCTGCTATTGTTCCGTGAATTGCATCTGTTGCAGCAGGACTAATAGTGATAATGTTATTACCATCTGCTCCTGTGTTACGAAATGTAAATTCAGCACCAATGTTTTCTGCTGTGATAGCAGGAAGGGTTAGAACTTTTGCATCTGTTGCAATGTTAAATTCAGCACCTGCATCATTAATACTAATATCTTGAGTAGTTGTCAAAGTTTCTTGTTTTGACCTTGCTCTTAATACGCTATTGCTTGTTGTGATTGTTGTTGACATTTTTTATTTATTTAAAGTTTGATATTCTATTCATTACTTTATCCAAAGTGTTACCTTTTCTTTTTTGTGAATAAAGGTTTGTATTCTTTTTACTTTCGCTTTCAGGATTATGAGATACTTTTTCTACTTCACTCATTTCTTCTTTTTCAGCGTAAACTGTTTTAGTAGTTGTTTCTTCTGATTTAACAGAACTTACACCATCTTCGCTCATATCTTCTTTCGGTTCAAGAATGGCTTTAATTTCTTCTACCATATCTTTTACTTCTTGAAGTTCTTGTTTAGTAGCGTAACCCATTTCTTCTTTAGGTTTTTCTTCAGCTTCTACTTCTTCTTCAGCAGGTGCTTCTTCAACTGCACCAATAGAAGCAATAATTCCTTCTTCTTCTACAATTAGAGTTTCACCATCTACAAGTTTATAGTCACCAACAGGTAAAGCTACACGCTCATCTTCTGTTACGATAAATACTTCGCTACCTTCTGCAAAAGATTCACTTTCAATGATAGTTCCATTTTCAAGTTCAGCTTGTGCCAATTTAACTTCAACTGATGCTTCTACACCAATGAGTTTTTTTACTTCGTTTAACATATCTTGTGCTTTCATATATATTACAATAAATTAGTAATTAGTTTGTT